ACCAACAGAATAAGTGACGGTATGGATCAACTACTTAATAAGATGCCTGCTATAGTAAAAACCCCCCTACAAATTGCTTACTTAAGTAAGGAAACTGCTTGGTATAAAATTAACCAAGAAGTACTACAGCTATCTGATCTTGTAGCAAGAGATGTTATGAACCGTAAACAAAAGCAAATAGAAAAAGAACAGGCAGAAGGCAAAAGAGACCTGCCAGTAGAATATCGTAAACTGATTGATAGAATGCGACCCAGAAGGCGGGTTTTAGGGAAGGAAGAAAGAGTTAGGTTTATGCAAATCGCAGAAAGAAGTAGACATGCTTCCTTGTTAGACGCCTTCGTAAACTACCAGCTTCCTAACGGTAGGGGGGAGGAGTATTTGAACCGTATAGGCGCACTAATGTTTACAAAATACCTAAAAAGGATTCAAAAGGTCATCACTTCTTCTGGGGTTAAACACCCTATAAGAACTGCAGCTGCGTTGGCAGGAGCCAGTATGATGCTTGATCTAGAAATGATTCAAGACCAAGCACTGCTTGTAAAGGCTTTTGATGAATCAGACTCTGGACTTCTTGGCATTGTGCCATTATATAGTCCAGCAGATATAATATTGAGCGTAGCAACCCCAGGACTAATTAAGCTAATTCCCGGAGTTTAACATACTAACTAGGTAGTACACCACTATGCTCAAGCTTATAAGTAGTATGGCTATGCCAAGGATGTAGCTTAAATACATAGTGGCTATGACTAAAACTACCATAAAAACCAAAGTGAAGACTATACCTATTGATTGAAAGATACTCTTAATCAAAGTGTAAGTCCTCCTTTGGTTTCTTGTCAGTGCTGGGCTTTAAAGTGCCCCAAGAAAATAAAAAACCTTTGATGTCTTTTATAGCAGATTTTCCATTTGGGCTTTTTACAGCCTGTTTAAAAAAATCCGGGGGACTAGTCCATAAATAGACAGATATAATCAAGGAGGATATCATGGCTACAACCATACCCCCATATGAACCACTAAACAGGATTGCCATCACAGCAAACAGAATAGAGTCAAATACCCCATCCTCAATACGATGTTTTTTAAACTTATGGACGATTACTATAAGGTTTAAAGCAGATACTACACCGATAATCAAAAACTCCATGACTACCTCCGTGCGATAATATAATCCGCCTTATAGAGTGTAGTAGGGTCCTGATTAGGGTCTTTCTTCCACTTACCTTCTTGCTCATCAAAAGCACCAGTACGACTACTGATCTCTTTAACAGCCTCTTCCAAGGCTGTCTTAGGGTCATACCCTAGTTTATATAACGCCCCTGTAGCTACTACCATAATATCACACAGCGCATCTACCATACCATTTCTACTTTCTTCAGAATAGGCTGCATAGAACTCTTGTAGCTCTTCCATAAGCATAGAATACTCTGCAGTAGCGGAGAAGCCATTTAGCCGTCTTTCTTGATTCCATTTAACAATATCATCTAAAGGGCACATACGAATACGCCTTCATAAGGACTGCCAACAAGGCAATCTGTTCTGTTGTTAAAGAATCCTCAAGGAGGAGACCACAAATACGATCAGCAATCAGTTGTGGAATATCCACCTCTGAAGAGTCTTTCACTACCAGTTGGGCATCAGCAGAGGGCCTAGAGAGGGCCTCTAAGGACTCCAAAACTTCATCTAGTATATTAGACATATTATTATCCATTACGCAACTCCTTTTAGCGTCTCTACTCGGGCGCTCCAACGCTCAGCTACTTCATCAGACCCCATCCACATATCAGTACCCTCAATGATTCTATCCATTTCATCCTCCGCCAGGAAACCAGCATAGAACGATTTAAAGGCGGCATTTAGGTGATCATCTGTAAACTTTTGGCGTGCTTTCATTTCATGGCCTTTCGGCGTATTCAATACAAGTCGCAACACTTGTACCAGTTCTCAGAGGAAAGCAGCTCATGAACTTCTGCATATTTCTATGCAGCCTAGACTATATCAAAATCCCTTAAGGATTCTCACTATTTCCACTACCCTTAGCTTGTAGTGTACTCCCTTTATTGGCACATGGGATAGTCGTTAGACATTTATAGTTTTACCGTGGTTTTCGTGAAATCCATATTTTTGCTCTGCTTGCTTTCTACAGGCTGCAGCAGCTTCGATGGTATCAAACACACCTAAGGGTATTTTTTACCTAGAACATTGATTCTGGCCCTCCAACGGCCACCATGTGCTGTTACGCCGTGGTGCCCTGTTGGGCTGTTTTTGTAAATAGTTTGGTTTTTGCTATTTACAGAAGCATTCGCTATACGAAGATTAGCAATACGGTTATTTTCACGATTTCTATTTACATGATCGAGGTATTCTGCAGGGAACTTTCCGTACATATACAACCAAGCCAGTCTATGTGCAACATACGCTTTTTTGTCTATGTTTACGCGTATGTATCCTTGGTTAGGCAGCTTACCTGCTATAGTACCTGCAGGTTTGTCTTTGTATTTACCGCACTTCCAGGTAAATACGCCTGTTAGTGGATCATATAGTAATTTTTCTTTTAATAAGGTTTGGGTTAACATAACTATTCCTATTTGTTAAACTGTCATGTCCCTTATTACACCACACCGATAGTATTCTACAACTACGGGGTAAAACTAGTTTAGTACGGGATTGTCTTCGTCATTATACGGTCAGAGTTTCCCCGTTTAAGTGAGTTTAGATACGGATTTACATCCGTAAATGGCTATTAGTCAACCTGCCATACCACCAGAGTAGTTATGAATCATAAAGGATAAGTGAGGTGTAACAACTATCTCATCACAGGCCATAGTAATTAAAGTACCCGCAGAAGCCACAGTACCTGATAATTGGCCTATAACTTTAGCCTTAGAATGTTTAATAGCAGCAGCAATCATAAAAGCTGTGTCAACAACACCACCAGGTGTATTAAGGTATAAAGTGGCCGTGTAATCCTTAGGAGCAGCTAACAACTCATAGCAAAGCTCATTATATAGATGAGGGTCCTCAACAGGGCCGGAAAGGTAAGCTGCGATAGTTTTGTTTTTACGGTCTATAATAATTGGAACTGTTAAATCCCAAATACGAGTAGCATCCCGTGGAATGTCAAATACAATTCCTGTCATATTATTCTCCTTTACTAGTTTCTGAAATCATGTCTGGATTATCAATAAGCTCTTCTTGGGAAAGAGCACCGTTTTTGCGGGCAGCCTCTTCATACTCCACTAAAATTTCTACTACTCGTTGGGCATATCCTGAGATATCTTGCCAACTATCGATATAGTTTGGGTTACCATTAGCAATACGAGAAACCTTATGGCAGATCATGTGTAGGGCTTCAGACATAAAATGGGGCAGTGTTTGGGTGCCTTGTCCTTCTACTTTGTGTGTTGATGCATAATGCAGTTGGATAACAGCCATCAGGGTTTGTGATAGATTTGCTAATGTATGAAAGCTACCATACTGTAAAGATCGATCTTTTAATACTTGTTCAATAGGAATTTGTCCCATTATTTTTCTCCTTATTGTGTTTTAGTTCTTCTAGACTTTCTAAGTACTTCGCTCTTTTTTGATAAAAGATGTAGGCAGGAGGAAGAACCCCCTGCCAAATTGGTGGAAGCTTAGGCTCAAGCATCTCTTCAATACTATCGGATAGGGCACGCGCCACCAGAACACTCCTGATCTTGATATTCTTCAAATGAATTTGATGAATCGTCTAGTTCAATAGGCTTAAGTTTTGCTGTGTAAGAGTCGTACTCTTCTTTAGTCACCACTTCCTGAGGCAAGTATAAATACCCTAGATCAGCAGCACGCATAGAAGGGTCCGCTCTATACAAGAAAGACACTCCTACATAGCACTCCCAGTTATCTAATAACCAATCAATAATACCTGGTACTTCTTCCGGAGAGTAACTAATAGTTACAGAGGTATTTTGCTGTGTCCAATTAACTTGATATTTTTTATACCTATTTAACTGCCCAATAGCACTCTCTAGATTTACTTCAACCACTGTACCATCGTTTTTAGTTACTTTTGAAAATTCTACCTCTTCCCAGCACACAGGAAAAGTAACCAACACTCCTTCAGGATCTGCTGGATTTTCCATAGTGATATAACCAGCATCTCGTAGTTTTGGTAGTACAGGGTCATGCTTACCAAAGTTCACATTATTAAAAATATACTTACCTAGGGGCTTGTGGATGCCTTCTGTGGTGTCCATAATTTTACTTCAAATTTGTTATCGTAAAGGCTCTTTATCCTCTACTTCTTATAGTTTCCTATAAGTTCAGACTATATCATCATCTCTATATAGATAGAGAGTTGGGCGCTCGTGGAGAGATTACTGACTGTTCTAGTCTCGCTCTCTAGTCGTTGCACTTTCAAGGATATTCCTACCCAAGCTTAGCTCATGATTGTCATATTTAGCTACCGCTTTGCACATTTCAATAAAATATTTTTCATCATATTTATTTTTCATAATATTTATATGCTTATGAACCCACTGAACATTTCCCTCAACATAGGGTTGATTACTATCAATCCTATCAAGAGATGCAGTCATTACATTATAATCGGGTCTTGAATTAACAAGTTCACCAAATTCAATTGGCATACCAGATAAAGCACATTTTTTATTATGTTTTAAATAAATATTCCACAAGTAATTGGCATCTAAATTCCACTCAATACCACGCTTAACGGCATTGCATTTAAAATTTTGAAGATGTGTAAGAGTAAAATCTCCAACACCAGAATGAGAACCCTTAAGCTTAGTACTTCCAAGTTTCTCCATTCTTAATTTACCAGCAAGAGATCTAGAACACTTAGAGCATACAACTCTAGGATTTTTAGATCTTCTAAGATCTTTAGAAGTTATCCACTGCTCTCTACTACAAGAGCAACGAAGTTGCCAAATAGTTTTACCATCTGACCTATATCTTTCTTCACTAGATATAACTTCTAACGAACCAAACTTAGTTCCAATTACAGGTAGTATTTTATTGGGGTTACTATACCCTTTTGCAAATTGACCTTTATTCATATAATTCCTATAGGTAGATTATCTAACCATAGTAACTAAAATTTTAATAAAAATCCAGTAGGTAAACTTAGATTTCCATGAATTCACCCAATTTTTCTAATAGGAATCACTTCCTATGTACGCCAGTAAAATTTCTTTAGAAATCAATGATTTAGCGTACCTGACGGTTTCACACAAGTAGTGTTCTTAGGGCGTTGCAGCCCTAGTTCGTCTGCCATGCTGTAGACAGCGGTAACTGTTTGCAGCTGCATTGACTTAAGGTCGTATTCACTAAGATCATCTCGTTGTGCAATTCCTGTAAGACCGACTCCACAGAGTCGTAGGAATTCATTATTGAGGTGCCATGCTTCTTGCAATATACCGTCATGTAAATCAACACAGGTCTGCCTGTAGTTAGCTCTTGCAGCAATGTAAAGAGTTCTTTGTAGTCCTGCCATGTCTCCCTTAAACTTAGCAATGTCAACTTCGGTAAGGTTACAAAAACTTTTGTTACCGAGTAAGATCTCCACGCAAGGGTTACATCCGTACCACCAAGGCGCTCTAGCACGCGCTGTAGCTGCATTAATAAATCCTGGTTCTGATCCACCGGCATCCTCCATTAAGCGAAAAACATGTTCTAGCATCTTACGGTCAGGTTTCTGATCAAAAACGATAGAGTTATTTGATTGGGCACGTTGGACATTGTGTAACCACCAGTCTTTTTTAGCCACAGCAAATTCTTGCCACTCAGGTTCAGACACATGAAATAAGGCAATCTGTGCTGATCTACGAGAGCTTAAGATAGTGCCTAACCAGTTTACGATATCTAAGATATCAATGCGGCTAAGCATTTGTCCTGCTTTTTTGTTCAAGATTTCTGCAATGGCTACGTAAGCCTTAGAGATAGCTGCATCACCCGAACTAATCCACCCGTAACCCGTTAAACGTTGACCTGCTGGACGTAGCTCTGAAAAATCAAATACTAGTTCATTAGCAGTGTATTTACCCGCAAGCAACTTGCCTATAGACTTAGCCCATGCTTCCGCAGAATCTCCTACTTTAATAGTCCATACGCCATCGACAAAGGTTTCTTTGTTGTTTTGTTCTCCACCTTTGTCTTTACGGGTGGAATTAAGCACACTGACTTTTTTTATAGGTCGTGTGAACCCATTTAAGGTTCCAACCACCGGAGTAAAGCCTACACCACACCCTTGAAGCAGCAACCAAAGAGTATCAACTACGTCTTGAACTGTCTCTATCCGTAAAAAGCTGCAATTAAACTGACTAGCTTCTCTGCGGCGAGATACTTCTGTACCGCCCAGCCACAAAGTACGTCCAGACATAGACATTTTACGTTCAATCATAAGTTCACGTAATTCGTTAAGTTCGGCACGTTCTACATTATTTAGTTTTTTTCCCTTAGCACGTTCCCATAACCATTGCTGATGACCAATAACTCGATCAACAGTTTGCTCCCAGTTCTCAAACATAGAACCTTTTACGTCTAAAGGCCTGTTATATGTTCTTCTAGTTATAATTTTAGCCCGAGTAGAGGGAGTATTATTTGCTAGTGATGTCATAATATATTATTATTCCTTAAAATTGATAAATTTTTCTATAATTATTTCGCAACGCGGGTTTTCTTTATCTACACCCGCAACCAAATGAACTTCTTTAACTAGATACTGCACGTTATCATTAATAACCACACCCAGAGCTTGTAGAGCATCATTTATCCATTTAGAGCACATAGGGGTGACATTAGTCATATCTGAAGAGCTGTTTTTATAAAAATAGGTATAAGTAATTTGGTACTCTCCAGGTATGGAGATATTACAGTCTAGCTGTTTCTCAATCAGTTCATGAAAATACTTCTTAACCGCGTTTTGTACGTGGTAGTGCGCATTTCTATACCAGTTGAGAGATACCAAAAAAGTTTTATTGTTCTTGGTTTTGTACTTCTGCGTATAATACACAGGGATTGTCAATTTGATCATTGTGTTTCCTTAACCAGTTGATGGCTCTATCTAGAGATTCTACGTTATCGTAAAACGCCCCCAGACCTCTATTGCAGGTACCACAAAGAATGCCTCGTATCTTACCTGTTTTATGACAATGATCAAGGTGCCTAGCTTCCCATTCTAAAGGCTTATTACAAATACCACAAGAATCTGTACTATCTCTTATAGAAAGAGCTTCTTCCTTTGTTATATTATACATCTTAGATGCGTGTTTGGCGTATTTGTCTCTTTTAGATGTCTTACTGTTGCTTATTTTTGCAGCTTCAGATCTACACTTTCTGCATCGAGCATATTTACCGTCGGAAGACTTACGAGTAGATGTAAATGCATCTAGGCCTTTTTCTTTTTTGCAGCCAGTACAAACCTTAGTACCTGTAAAGGATTTTTTAATCCTACAAGCTGGACACTCTGCATATTGTTTTCTTTTAGCCCCAGCAGCTTGGTATTCTTTGTGAGTTCCACAGCTAGGGCATTCAAGTGTAACGAACTTATACTTTCGTTTACCATCAGAAGACGGATAATAAGTTTCTGATATAGGCTTCATTCCGTACATATTATAATCTCTTGAAAAACGTCAAGTATACTATAATTTAGACGCAATGTAAAATAATCCGGTGATTATCGGGGCACCCCACCGGAAAGGCTCAACAGGCACATAGGAGGTAAGCCTTGCCCCTAACCGTGTACTAGTACAGACCTTCTGATAAGCTCCGCAGTAGTTAGTGGTTTATGCGTATACACTCCTAGTAAATAGCGTCATTTAAGTAATTATACCCTATTTACTATCGGTATACCGCCGTCTTCCATTACTTTTCTAATATAGTCCTCACTAGCATTATTTGGTATCGTCACCATCTCTGCCCAGTTTAGTCCCAAATCGCATTCAGCTTCATTACTTATAATTTGGTCTTCCATGAAATCTACTAGCATTGTATCTATTAGATTCTTGTTAACCCACGCTATAAGTTTAGGGTCAGCGGTAACTTCCAAGTAACAACTATCGTATATGGTTGACACTACCTTTATATCTTCCTCATACCCTTTTTCATCTATAAGCTGATGCATCTTATTGATAGTTAATGCTGTTAATATTGACCAGAACTGACACGTAGCATTAGCCAATGTACGAATATCCCTTTGAGGATCATCTGTCTTTAAGGTGAAGCCCAGACCTAGGTGTATCTCCCCTTCATCAATAGCCGTAGGTAATACGTAATTTTCCCTGTAGTCTGTTATACCAGGATAAAGCACATTATGGTAATTATAGAAGATCTCTTCTGCCTCTTCAAGAGGTATTTTTAGGGTTGCCGCTATCTTAGGAGGATAAGCTCCATAAGATAAGCCGAAAGTTGGGGCTTTACTTTCTTGCCTGATGTCCTCTGCTTCTATATTACCTTCATCTACAAGTTTTTTAAAGTTAACAGCGTCTGTAGGGTTATCTCCTGTGAGCTCTAGTATTTGTACTACCCTATTTCGAAAATATCCTAAAGCATTAAGCGAATGTCCATCTAAGTTCTTAAGGAATATGTCACACTTGTTTTTATCCCTAGATAGAGAAGCTATCACACGGTCTTCTAGTGCGTTGTAGTCAGCCGCTATAATAATCTTTCCTGGAGGAGCAGTGAAACACCTCTTTACCGGCTTAGCGAATCTAGAGCGTGTAGAAGGCGCGTTAAGCATGTTAGGGTTGCTACTAGTGTACCTGCCAGATTTAGCGCCTAAAAGCTTATACTGTCCGTACAAGCGGCCATCAACTGTATAGTTATAGAAGGCTTCAATAAAGTTGTTCTTTATGATAGCAGCAAAAGAGTAATCAATAAAACACTGAGTTAAGTGACGTACGTCTTCATCGGCCGTCTCTTCATTAACACGCTCAATCTGTGCTCTGTCCCAAGAGGGAAGCCCTGTATCTTTAGACACTGCCTCTGAAGCGATGCCTAGCATATCAAACAACTCTTGTTTTTGTAGGGGAGATCCTGGGTTAAACTCCGGGTAGGGGACTGCTGGCTTTTGTACTTGCTCAACATACTTTTCGTTATAAAGTTGAGCCTTATCCTCTGCTAGACGCCTCATTGCTACCACTATAGCAGGTGTGTCAGCCGGCAGTGTCCCCTCTAACAACATTTGAAGCACCCTATTTGATCTAGCGTACTTCTTAACTAGGGATTTAGACCACTTTCCTACCCCTGTAGGAAGTTTATCTTCGGGTATGCTCCACCCCATGGTGCTAGCATATTCATCCATAAAATAGCTTCTGTGGACCATATCCTTATACTTAAAAGGTTTGAGGTAGTAGTCAGGACTCCTCATCTTAGATTTTCTATCTTCTACGTAGGATTTAATTTGTTCACTGTACCTGTGCTCTAAGTACTTCTTTATTAAAGGATTACCCCCTAGTTCTGTTGCAACTTCTTGCAGCTGTTCTTGCAAGGTATTCTCTAGTTCGATTACCTTAGTCAAATCAATAGCTAACCCATTGTCCATAATTCTTACAGTATCTTTAATTAGATACTTAGCAGTGTTATGGTAAAAATAGTCTAACTCGTATTCAATATGCCTAGGGGCGGGTGCTGGGAGCTGGTCATGGGGACTATACATACCTATGCCTTATGTCAAAAGTTCTGGACTATATTGTTTTACCAGATCCATTAGTGTAAACAACTCATCTGCTAAAGCTGTTTTTTCTGTTTCGACTCTAGTATATGCTTGATAAAGATCACACACAGGGCAGCTAGGGGTATCATATACAATCATTCTATGACTATGTGAACAAATTAGCATAAACCCTCCTATATAAGCAGCTCTGGTGCCTGGTTAGTCGCCTTAACTACCAAGTTCTCAAAACTTTCTCTACAGTTGTCTAAATCGTCTGAGAGCAATTCGGTTTCATCAACCAGTTCTTCCACTCTATCTGTTAGTTCACACATAGGACAATAGTTGGTGGTGAACATTACATACTCGTGCTTATTATGGCAAGAGTAGAATGTTTCCTCATACTTTTTTTGATCCTTCTTGGGATTCTTTGTAGTCTTTGATGAAGTCATTTAAATATCTCCACAACTTATAGGTAGCACAGGCATCAGTAGCGGCATACTTTAATACTTTAGGGTCATATTGCTGTTCTATAGTAAAGTTGTCAGAAGATATTCCCCAATCTCCATACCAAGCACCCGCCAATTCTTTTAAGGAAGTTCTGGCTTTAAGTATATTAACATGGTTAATTAAGGTTTTTGCAAGTACCTGTGTATCTTCAACGTTTTTGGCGTCAGCGCGTTGGTAATACCGAAGAAACCTACCATCATAGGAATAGTTATGCCATACTTGGGTTTTTTCTGTTTCTATCAAAAAATTCAGTACAGCATCAGCAATTCCCTGATTGTCTATGATGAACACTAGCCCTTCGTTTTCACTAGCTGCTATACTACAATGTGTAATAGTGCAGTGTGAAGGGTGCCCAAGAGCAGAGGCTTTGGCTATTGTCTGATACTGTACCTGCTCTAGCCTAGGCAGTTGTTTATCTATCATTAGCACTTTAGCTTCTTCAATTTGTGCTGCTGAGTACCTTACTGCAGTCTCAAAGTCAGCAGCAAATAGATCAGGTAACGAATTTAACCAACTATCCGCTTTTATCGGGCAGTTCGTAGATTTATACTTTACATCTATGCTGCGGGCTACTTTCATATCAGTGCTCTTATAAGTGAGTTGCGTTTCGAACTCTTACAAGAGCTCGGGTTACAGCTACATAGTAAAGGTTTAAAGGCTCTTTATCAATAGGGCTCATACCCTCTCCAATCTCAACCTCGCCTTTAGCTACAGCAGCAACAATATTATCAATAGAAGAATTTAGGTCAGGAGCAATAGTTACCTCATCAAACTCTAAACCTTTAGAAGAATGAGCAGTCATCAGCATCAAATCTTGTTTCTTGTTTTCATGCTTTTGTGCTTCGGTATATGCCTGAAATATGGCAGGCTTACCTCTACTCATAACCAAGTTAATAGCCTGTACTAGAGATAAGTCTTCACTATAGTTACTTCGTAAGTAGCCTAATAAACTAGGGTGTGTAGTTTTTATGTTGTTCTTATTTTCATACCATTCATCTACGTCATCCTGTAAATGTCTATAATTAGCGTCGTATATTTTGCCTTGGTATTTTAAACCAGCGACCATCAAAGGTGCCTTAAATATCTCTTTTGCCTTTCGTACAAGACCATAAGGAACGCCTAAAGTATTTAACTCAATTAACTTACTAATTAGGCCACTATTGGTGCGAGAGATGTATCCCCTAGTTCTAATAGTATCGTCTTCTAGTTCCGTGCCTTCAAATACCATATCAGGATCTAAGTACGTTTGACAAAATTTCTCCACAGGAGCAGCAATATGCTTAGGTACCCGAAAAGATTTAGATAACTTAAATGTCTTCCCTTGCCCTTTTAGACGATCAAAGCAATTAATAGTGTGGTTAAAGGAATAAACGTTTTGGTGGGGATCCCCGACAGCAATTTTTAGTTTAGCTGGTAGAAGCTTAAATATTTCCAAAGTAACTTCATTAAGATCTCCCGCCTCATCCAACATTAATAGGTCGTAAGTAGGACAATCAATGGTGCCTTCTACTAAAGCCATATGAAAGGCTTTTAGGTAAAAATCATGAGTACATTCAATTTTACCTTCAGACATCAAATTTAGGTATTTTACGGCTAAAGAAGTATTATGTCTGCCGTAGGTATCTGCATACTCTTTATATAAAGTAAAGGAAGATAAGCAAAACTGTTTAATGTCCTCTACAAGGAATTGCTTATCCTTGTAAGATATTTTATCATTAATGTCCCTAGTACTGAAAAATCCAACAGAAAGTTTCATGGGAACTACAATAGCCTTATAGGCTAATGAGTGCGTTGTTCTACAGTCAATAGAGGAAGGAAATTTCTTCTGGGAGCTGACACTGATCGCTTTGTTGTACGCCATATAAAGCGCGTTTTCCACCTTTACTACTTCCGCCAGTTTAATTAGTACGGTGGTCTTTCCGCTTCCAGCGACCGCGTCTATCAAAATTAAAGTACCATCAGGCGCTGTTTTGGCATAGTCACATACCGCTTGTTGTTCTTGAGTTAATAAAGCCACTTATATATTCCTGTACTGTGTTGCTGTAACACTCAAGATACCCGTTAAACTTCTGTGAGGGTATGATTGAATGCTCTGATAAAAACAAGTGCAACTCGTGCTCTAGTTTACTTATATAGTCAGCCGATCCAACTTTTTGGTACAGCAACTCCCACTGGTAGGGTATTGTCCCTCTAAAGCGTCTTGAGACGTCTGTAAATGTTTTACCAACTTTTATGAACTCCTCTGCCTCATTCCAACAACGCACTATATATAGAGAGAATCCACGAAACTCAGGAGACGCATAACCAGCTTTTTCCCAACCACTGTAAGTCCATACGTTTTCTTTACTAAGGTTTTTCTGTTTGGTAGCCTCTTTACCACAACCAGGGCAGTGGTGCCCCTGTATATGCACATAGGGTAATTGTAAAAACTCTCCGTGTATAGGACATTTTATCACCACTTCTTCATGTGCTTTACTATAAACTACCGCAGAGTAATCATAAAAAGTTCCATGTATAATTATTGCCTTACTTACAAATTCGTCAGTAGTGTATGGCTTATTATTGGCACAGTCAGGACAGCCTTGGCCGGAGTTTGTATGATTACACGCCTGCTGGGTAAAATCGCCGTGAACAGGGCAAGTAATCGTAATCTTACTGTGCGCGTTAGTGTAAATAGTTTTGTCATAGGTGTAAAATTCGCTGTGTACACTATTAGCTTTTTTTACATACTCTTCTTGTGTTAACCTTTTTGGCATGGTACTATACCTATTAAATGTATTTGCCTTACATTATACACTGGGTATAGGTATTAAACAATCTATATTAACAATTCCGGCGCATGTTTTTTTGCTTCCTGCCAAAGGTATGGCTTTAAAGCATGAAAACCCTCACAAGCTTTAAAAAGGGCCTGATTTGTCGCCATTTTTTTCTCTTTTTCATCATAGTAAGTAGTAATTACTGTACTATCCCCTATAAATTTGTTAATAAGCTCTTCTCCTTTTATGGGTATATCTTTTTGCCTACCTAAATAATAAAGATATTTAAAGTACCTAGAGAAAGTGCCTGGGTTAACCCTATCAACCCTAATATCTTTATTACAAGAAGGGTCTAATACGCTAGTACCATCAGAAAGAATAGCACGTTTACATATATTAATATCAAAAGTATCAAATATTTCTTCCGGAGTACCAAAGTGCTTTTTGATAAGCTGTATAGGGGTGGGTACACCAATATAAAAAGTGGCCGCATTTACACTATTGTGCCATAATGTATCTTTATCACCTTGCATGGTATAAAAGGCATCATACGCTTCTTGGTAGTCCTTTTCATTATAAAAAAAGATGTCTATATCTTTTGGACGACATATATCAGGATTAGCAAAACTTCCTGATATAAACCAATTTTTGTTAGGGATAATGGTTTGCAACA